TACAAGCACTTCATTAAGATGAGTAAATTCTGTACTTGTTATATTTTCAGCGCGTGTTACAGTGTCAAATGCTCTTAATGCCTCTGTTGATGTAAGCTCTGCAATGCCTCCGAACCCTCCTACTCTTGCTGGTGTAGAATTCTCACCTGTCTGTGGGTTAGTCGTTACTGCTACAGTATTTACACCAGCCGCTCTTCCTTCAGCTAAGTTACCTGAACTAGAAATATTATAGGCTAATATGTTACGGATTTTAACTGCTGATTGGTTTTGGTTGCGTAAATGGTCGTAGAAGAATACAGCGTCCGATTGATCACCGCGTAATTTCTTTTTACCATCACTTATAAGCCATTCAATAGGTTTGAAATAGTAGCCATCTTTACGCTCAAAGAATGTATAGAGAGAATGACCCTCAGACGACCTATTAGTTAAAAGAGCAAGTTGATGAATTACTTCAAACGGTCTTCTATTTTGATCACGTAATACTTTAACTTGCTTTGAGTTTTTAGCGATTATTCCATTACCTCTATCAATGGCAAGTCTGTGTGGTTTTCTACCAAAATCACCGCCTACTAAGCTCTGAACAGGCGGCGATATCTTTTCCGTAACGATCTTTTCAATTAGCGTACCAGAGTTATCATCCAGGCGAAAATCACCCATGGGTATATCTTCAGCTGCTATTCCTTCAACGCTAACAAGCTCAACGTTGTATGTTTTCATAGTAAGACCAGGTACGTCTACCTTATTAAATATTCTATTGACTTGTAAGAAGTATTCATTAGAACTTGCTCCAGGAGTTTGAAATACAAATTTAACAATATCGTTTTCTTTAATCTTAAAATCATCTCTTAGGTTAATAGCATCTGCAAATGTCATTGTACAAAACATTACAGGCGATACAATACTTTCATAGATGTGTATTTCTGTTACTTGACCTTTAATATCAAAAGCAGTTTCATTCTTATAGATTGCTAGGTGTAATATATTGACATCACCGTTGCCAGTATCATTACCTACTATTTTACTAGGATTAGAAACCTCAACCCTGTTTTCTGCTCTATAAGCTAGATCTCTAAACCCCTGTTTAGCACCTCTTACTATAGCGCTTACTAATCCACTCATTGTGACCTCATGACTCTAATTAGTTCTTGTTCAGAACGCGGAGCTTGCATCGCATCCATAAGAACAATTTGTTTCTTAGCTTCATTTTGATCATATTCATAATCATAATACGTGACGGGTTCCCAATATCTCGAATTAGTGTATGCAGCTGTTGTAGCTAAGAAGTTGTTAACCTCAACTACTGTAGCCTGGGCACCTGATTCCTTGCCGATAATTGTAGTGTTTACTTTAAACAGCTTTTGTAGATGTTGAACCGTTAAGGTTGAATCATCTGCATAGGTACAAAATCCATATGTGGTAGCATCGTTTTGCTGTTGAATTTCTTCACCAATAATAAACGTACCAGTAGCATTACTAAAGTTAATTGAACCAACTCTATTTGTATTAAGAATCTGATTATCTTGCTTTCTTATATAAGCTTTGACATTTAAGTTATAATCTAGAATAGGCTCCCAATACTTTTTCGTACCTGTCTGTAAATTATCATATGCTTCTATTGTAAGGCCACCTGTAAATGTTGCCCAGTTCAGTCTATAATGAGATATTTTACGCTGTGCGGTCTCAATTGAACCGTATTTGTTTATGATAAACTGATCAAAATCATAAGAACTTAGTGCCATATCATAATAGGGATCTATAACTTCGTTAGCAAACCAGATGAGCCATGAGTATCCAGCGCTCTTATAATACTGATAAGAAAGTGTATCAGCGCGAACTTCCCCGCTGTTAGTATACGGGAAAAAGAGCTGATTATTATTCTTCGTAGCATCACTTAACTTTGCACGCGCCATAATATTACGCGCTATTTTGCCGTCATATGTGATTGTAGGTATTTTATTAAAGAAATTCATATTTAACCTATGGGGCTGGCGCAGCAGCTGCTGGAGGTGGTGGGTTAGTTACTGTACCCTTTGTTGATATTCCTTGTTCTTGCAAGAATGCATCAAGTGCTACTCTGTCATCGAAAGTACCTAAAGTTACAGGTGGGATTTCAATTAGTGTCGCATCTTGTGTGGTTGTTCGTCTGTCATTTTCATCAAACACAACAACAAATTTACCTTCAGCATTTTGTGTTATTGTAACTTGACCAGCAGGGCGGATCCCTGCTCCTGGGTTGAAGTCGAAAATAAGGCCCTCTAAGGAATCAAGAATAGAACTTCTATCAGGTACAGTTATGGTAACACTGGTTGCAGTCTCACCTTCTACTGGCGGTTTTAATGTATCAAGAGCATCATCAACAGTTGCAATTGCATCGAGGTCGTCCACATCGGGGATTTGATCAAAAAATACTTCTACCCCTGCTTGAAGAAATTCTTTACCAACTGTACCCGCAACACCAAAAGCGATTTCTGCACCTGCTCCAATAACATTTGGTACCTGGATCTGTCCTGTTATTGCATCTCTTTCATTTGCTACAAGACCGACCGTTTCTATTGTACCGTTTGCGCCGGCGCGCTCGACCATTTCAGGGTCCCAATCATCGGATAGCAGATATTCTATTTCTTTGAAGTTAATTGTAAGCTGATATGATATGGGTAACTGTGTGCCTTCAAAAAAACCAGGTGTGCCAAATGCATTATAATTAGCATTTACGCCTGACATAAAGCATTTTTTAATTTTAATAATACTCTCAGTCGAATGCCCATGCTCTCCACGTCTAGTGCCCTTGCCATCCCATGGGTAAAAATTGAGCTGACATATATGGGGATAATTTAATACAGCGCCACCATTGTCCCTGTTGTTTGACGGAAGAGCGCGTGCTTTAAGGTTGCGTATGAGTTTATCTATTGTAGCTGATTCGGTCGGGTTTTTAGGATAAAATGCCCATGTTAAAGTAAAGTCTCTTAATACAGGGCCCTGAAAAGCCACTGAAGGATTGGGGTTAGGAGCCGCACCCATCTTTTGCTGTATAGCCGAGGATATTTGCTCAGCGGGCACTAAGGATTGTAAAGCACCTGCGAGCCCAGTTGCGAGGCTCCCAGCTAATCCAGCTAATTTTCCATTATCCGCAGTCAATCTACCGAAACCTCTAGAGGTCGCGCTTATTCCTGCCTGAGCTAGGTTACCAATATTTCTTAACGCTGCAGCCTCACCTAACCCCGCTCTTTTGTTTGTATCTAAAAAGTCACCTACGGTTTCGAGATTGACAGGGCTATAGCCAACAGTAGTATCGTCTCTTAACTCTGTGGGTAAAGGCAAGTGTACAATATATGTTGGTGTAAATTCAGAAAGCGTAAAAGCATTGTTGTTTCGCTTATACGGTCCAATACTTAATTGAGTATAATAAATTCCTAGTGCTTGAGCCATTTATTACACCACCGAAACAATTTCAACAGTACCATCTTTTATAGTAGCACCAATGCGGGTTATAGGGTCAGATGCATTAAGAAAATCATTTGTAGACATACGACCGAAGCGGCTTTTTGTGAGATTAGCTCTTGTTGCGCGAACAGTGTTGACACCTGCTATAGCATAAAAAGCATCCCCTACAGTAGACATAGCATTGTCCGTTGTAATATTAGACGTCTCTTTAATATTTCCAACAGATGCGCCAGCAGTCTGAAGCAGAGAATCTGCCGTAGTCTGTGCTATTGAGGAAGCCCCTGCGCTGTGTCCGCGAGCAGCTGTACTAACAACAGGATCAGTTATTCTTTTTGTGAATGGTTTACGAGCAGCTTTAACATAGTCGCTAACATTAAAAGCCATTGAGATTATCCTTGATAAATATAACGCATCGATCTATTTATACGAGTTTATATGAACAATGGCTTATAAGGGTGTTTTCAGGGCGCAAAACCCTCATAAATACAAGGGTGATCCGACCAATATTATTTATAGATCGAGGTGGGAATTAATCGTAATGCAAAAGTTTGATTCGCATCCCGATGTATTAGAGTGGTCAAGTGAAGAGATAATACTGAGATATCGTTCTCCTGTTGATGGTAAAGTACATAGATACTTTCCAGACTTCTGGGTCAAGAAGAAAGATAGATCAGGCAAGATTGTTCAAGATCTGATTGAAGTAAAACCTTATAATCAGACTAAACCACCTGCCATCATGGAAGGTAAGCCTAATAGGCGTTACTTGAATGAGGTCATGACCTGGGGTATTAACTCAGCAAAGTGGCAGGTAGCGAGAGAATACTGTAAGGATAAAGGTTGGAATTTTGTGTTAATTACTGAGAAAGAATTAGGGCTTACATTTTAATGGCTGGTGTATTTGACGAGATCCTAACATCTGGTGTTCGTTCCGGACACGTACCTTCGCGTACGCAAAATGCACGCGAATGGTATCGTACACGTGCTCAAGAATATGGCCGTGAAGGTCCTAGAATCAACGAGAAGCGTTTTGTAAACGGTGAACAAGGCCGTCTAAGAGTGCAACCTAAACCTGGTCATATGTACATGTATCTCTACGACCCAAAGACAAAAGATACACTACCATATTATGACCGCTTCCCTTTAATATTTCCTTTTAGAGTAGAGTCAGATAGATTCTGGGGCATCAATCTTCACTATCTTCCACTACCTTATAGAGCAACGCTTATGGATAGCCTCTATGATGTTGCATCAAATAAAAGATACGATGAGTCTACTAAGCTTAGAATCAGTTACCAAGTATTAAACTCTGCATCAAAGTTTAGATACTTCAAGCCTTGTATTAAGCAGTATTTGTTTAATCAAATGCAATCAAAGTTCGTTTATGTTTATCCTTCTGAGTGGGATATTGCGTTGTTCTTGCCATTGGAGCGTTTCTCTAAAGCGTCGAAGTCTCAGGTATGGTCTGCAACTAGAAAACTCGTATCGGAAAACAAATAATGAACATTAGAAATTTTACTGCAAGTATCAATGATAAAGGTGTTCTTAAGAATAACAGATTCGAAGCTCAGTTTGGCTTTGGTTTAGGCAGCTACATGAGTAGCTCATCAGCGCTTGACAGTGGCCTTATTACTATACGCTGTGATAGTGCAACTCTTCCTGGTGTAGCGTTTGCAACTGCAGACGGACCGCCAAGACTCGGTTACGGGCCTGTTGAAAAACATCCCTACAATCCAATGTTTGACGATTTAACACTGACCTTTATGGTTGATGCAGGAGGTCAAATACACAAGATGTTCTACGACTGGATAGGGAGTATTGTAAACTTTGAAGGTTATGGGGCACGGACTTTAGATAAAGCTGCTACAATAAACCCAACCCCTGCGAAGGCATATGAAGTTGGCTACCGTGACAAATATGCTGCAACACTAACCCTAAGAATAATGAATGTAACCAATAATCGCCCTATAACTTTTACAGCCTATAATGTATTTCCAATGGCTCTACCTCAAATGAGTATGAATTGGAGTGAAGGCGATGTTCTTAGATTAAATATACCGTTTGCATATACAGACTTTACTGTCAACTATGCTGACTTTAATGCTAATGGCCCTGTAGAGACTGGTAGTGAGGATAGAGAAGCAGATAGACAAACTTTCCTCAGAAATATAGGACAAGTTATCGCTGATCTTGAGCCACCAACTTCAGCGTCAGGAGTGGGTGCAATTGGTGCCGTCGGCGGAAGAACATTCGGTAACAGAACGATACGTTAAACTAATTTTTTAAAAATGCATAAGGAGATTAATAATGCTACCTAAGATTGACAAACCCCTAGTGGAAATTCCAGTACCTTCGCTTAAGAAGGGCTTAAAGTTTAGACCTTTCACGGTTAAAGAAGAGAAAATTCTTCTCATGGCTCAAACTGAGCGTGATGAAAAGAATATTATTTTGGCTATTAAGCAGGTTATTAATAACTGCTGCCAGGAGCCAAACTTTGATATTGATAAGCTTGCAACGTTCGATCTGGAATACCTATTCCTAAAACTACGCGCGAGATCAATTAACAACGTAATTGAAGTATCTTATCGCGATAACGAAGATGATAAGGTATATGATTTTGAGATTGATCTAGATCAAGTAGAGATGCTTCAGAATGCTGATGCTCCTAATACCATTGCTGTGAATGACACAGTAGGTATCAAGATGAAGTTCCCATCTGTAAACATTATCGATGATGCACCAACAGATGCAAGTGCTGGTGATATTGTTGAGTATCTAATTCGTAATTGCGTAGACTCAATCTACGATAACGAAAATGTCTACCCAGCGAGCGACTATACCCCTGAGGAACTTTCTGATTGGATTGACAGTCTTGACATCGAGACATTCAATAAGATCCGTGCGTTCTTTGATAATCTTCCGCAGATGTATTACAAGATCGAATATACAAACTCACTTGGCAATGATCGAGTAATTGAACTCACAACGCTAAATGATTTTTTTACCTGGGGCTGAGCCACAATACGCTGGCAAACTATTATACAACATTGTTCGCGTTGGCTCAGCATCATAAGTATTCAATAAGTGACGTAGAAGACCTAATGCCTTATGAACGTGATATTTACGTTGAAATGCTTATAACATATATGAACGATAAAAAAGAAGCAGAAAAAGGTGTAATGTAATTGGCAAGAGCGCCTCGATTACCTAGAGTACCGCCAACAGCGGCTCGTATAGGTCAGTTACGTAAGAGAATTACAAGAAACCGCCGCAGTAATAGTGGGCTCGGTGGCGATGCCGCGTCTACAGCAGCCTCGATGCTGATAGACTTTATATCTGGGTTCTTTGACATTGATCTTAGTAGCGAAAATAAATCTAAGTTAGGTATATTCGGTAAGGCTCTTGGCGCTGGTGTATCAGGTGATAATGTTGATAATACGCCATTACCTACAATGGAAAAGCCTACCAGAGTAAGTAATAAAGCTAATCCTTCATTTGCCACTATTACAGGTCAACTTGACGATCTAATAAAAACTGCTAATAAGATTGGTGTATACACTAAAGAACAGCAAGAAGCTATTCTTAAACAGATCAATCAAGCTAAACGTGTTGCAAAAGAACAGCAATTAGAGAATAAAGCGCCTGTTGTACCTGAGTTACCTGAAGCTGGTAATAGTAATGATCTAGGTCCGCTTGATACATCAGTTAATTCTCTCATTGAAAGAATCGATGAACTTTCTGAGACTGTAGATGGACTAATCAATGGCGGTATGGGTTCTGGCGGTATGGGTATGCCCATGCTATTATCAGGTGGCAGACGTGGTCGAGGTATCCGCCCAAGAGAGAATTTAGTAAGATCATCAGCTTCTGGCTCAGGTTGGGCTCACGGACCTAATTCAACAAAGCCAGCAGGGCAA